TCACCGATAAATATCTGGTGAACCTGATTGCCTCGGTTAACGGATAAGGAGCACTCAAATGGCAATGCCCCGCAAACTTAAATCACTCAACCTGTTTAACGACGGTCTCAGTTATATGGGCGTGGTGTCCTCGGTGACGCTGCCGAAACTCACCCGCAAGCTGGAAAATTATCGTGGTGGTGGCATGAACGGTGCCGCGCAGGTGGATTTTGGTCTCGATGATGATGCGCTCACGATTGAGTGGACGCTCGGCGGCTTCCCGGATGAAGAGCTCTGGGCGCAGTACGCGCTGCCGGGTGCTTCCAGCGTACCGCTACGCTTTGCAGGCTCGTATCAGCGCGACGACACCGAAGAAGAAACCGCCGTCGAGGTGGTGGTGCGTGGTCGTCATAAAGAATTTGACGGTGGTGACAGCAAACAGGGTGAGGACACCGAGACCAAAATCACCACCGTTTGCACTTACTACAAGCTGACGATGAACGGCAAGGAGCTGATTGAAATCGACACCCTCAACATGATTGAGAAGGTCAACGGCGTCGACCGTCTTGAGCAGCGCCGCCGCAATATCGGCCTGTCCTGATGTCTGCCCGGTCAGGTGTCTGGCCGGTTACCCCTTAAACATTCCCGGAGTAAACGAAATGAGCAAAGTAAAAGCCACAGCAAAAACCGCAGAAAATCCGAACCTCATCACCCTGGAAACACCTATAAAACGCGGTGATGACGTCATTAAAACCCTCACCCTGATTAAACCGACGGCGGGCACCCTGCGTGGGGTGAGTCTTGCCGATGTGGCAAGCTCGGATGTGAACGCACTGATCAAGGTGCTGCCGCGTATGACCTGTCCGGCACTGACCGAGGCCGAAATCATTCGCCTTGAGCTGCCGGACATGATGACGATTGCCGCGAAGGTGATCGGTTTTTTGGCACCGACGTCGGCGGCGTAACCTTTCCGCCGGGGCTGATGGTCGATGACCTGATGGCGGATATTGCGGTGATATTTCACTGGCCGCCGTCAGAACTCTACCCTCTGAGCCTGAGCGAACTCATCCTGTGGCGCGAAAAGGCGCTCCAGCGAAGCGGGAACTCCTATGAGTAATAACGTCAGAATCGAAGTGCTGCTCAAGGCCGTTGACCAGGCAACGCGCCCGTTTAAACACATTCAGACCGCAAGCAAAACGCTGTCGGGGGATATCCGCAACACACAGAAAACCCTTAAAGACCTCAACGGTCAGGCATCACGCATTGAGGGTTTTCGTAAAACCAGCGCACAACTGGCCGTCACCGGTCAGTCACTGCAGAAAGTAAAGGCCGAAGCCGAAGCGCTTGCCACGCAGTTCAGAAATACCGAACGCCCGACGCGCGAGCAGGCTAAAGCGCTGGCAACGGCAAAAGCGGCGGCAGACGGGTTGCAGACCAAAGTTAACAGCCTCACCGAGTCCGTGAAGCGCCAGCAGCGCGAACTCGGGCAAGTAGGCATTAATACCCGCAATCTCACCCGCGATGAAAAGAGCCTGAAAGGCCGTATCAGCGAGACGACGAACCAGCTTAACCGGCAGAAGCTGGCGCTCGAGCAGGTCAGCGCGAAGCAGGCAAAACTCAACGCGGTCAAAAACCGCTATCAGGCCGGTAAGGAGCTGGCCGGAACGGCTGGCGCGGTGGGTGCCGCCGGTGTCGGCATGGCAACCGCCGGTGTGGCGGCTGGCGTGGGCATACTCAAACCGGGCTATGACTTCGCGCAGAAAAATGCCGAGTTGCAGGCCGTACTCGGGGTGGAAAAATCCTCACCGGAAATGGACGCCCTGCGTAAACAGGCACGCCAGCTCGGTGACAACACCGCAGCCTCAGCCGATGACGCCGCCGGGGCGCAGATTATTATCGCCAAAGCCGGTGGCGACAGTGCTGCGATTCAGGCCGCAACACCGGTCACGCTGAATATGGCGCTCGCTAACCAACGCACGATGGAAGAAAACGCCGCCCTGCTGATGGGGATGCGCTCGGCTTTCCAGCTGTCAAACGACAAGGTCGCGCACATTGGTGATGTGCTGTCGACCACGATGAACAAGACCGCCGCCGATTTTAACGGGCTGAGTGATGCGCTCACCTATGTCGCACCGGTGGCAAAAAATGCCGGGATCAGTATCGAAGAAACTGCCGCCATGGCGGGTGCGCTGCACGATGCGAAAATCACCGGTTCGATGGCGGGGACGGGAAGCCGTGCAGTCATCAGCCGGTTGCAGGCACCGGTCGGCCAGGCGAAGGCGGCGCTCGGCGAGCTTGGTGTCAGGAATGCAGACAGTAAGGGCAATATGCGCCCGCTGTTTACCATCCTCAAAGAAATGCAGGGCAGCTTTGAGAAAAATAAGCTCGGTGACACACAGCGCGCCGAGTACATGAAGGTCATCTTTGGTGAGGAAGCCAGCTCGGCGGCAGCCGTGCTGATGACCGATGCGATGACCGGCAAACTCGACAAACTCACCGCCACCTTTAAAGCCTCGGACGGTAAAACGGCGGAGCTGGTTAAAGTGATGCAGGACAACCTCGGTGGTGACTTTAAAGAATTTCAGTCGGCCTATGAGGCGGTCGGTACTGACCTGTTTGACCAGCAGGAGTCGTCGCTCCGTAAGCTGACGCAGACCACCACAAAGTATGTGCTCAACCTTGACCACTGGATTGTGCAGAACAAAGGACTCGCACAGACCTTGCTCAAAGTCGGCGGTGTAGCACTTACCGTGGTGGGCATGGTCGGTGCCATTGGTCTGGTGGCATGGCCGGTGATTGCCGGGGTGAACGCCATGATTGCCGCTGCCGGTCTGCTCGGCACTGCGTTTACCGTGGCCGGTGGTGCGATTATGACGGTGCTCGGTGCGCTCACCTGGCCGATTGTGGCCGTGGGTGCGCTTATCGTCGGCGGTGCGTTGATGATCCGTAAATACTGGGAGCCACTGGGGGCATTTTTCTCCGGTGTGGTCGAGGGAATTGCCGCCGCCTTTGCACCGGTCGGGGAGATGTTCGCCCCGTTTATCCCGCTATTTGAGGCGGTGGTACAGAAACTCCGGGCGGTGTGGCAGTGGTTCACCGAGCTGATAGCACCGGTGAAAGCTAGCAAAGACACGCTCGATGCCTGGAAAGATTCGGGCGTTGCCGTCGGGCAGGCGCTGGCCGGAGCATTCAGACTCGCGCTGGCACCCGTCACCGCACTACGTAGCGGGATTGATTATGTGCTGGAGAAGCTCGGGCTCATTAACCAGGAGTCAGGCCAGCTTGATGCAAAAGCCGAAAAGGTCAATGCCTGGACGAACGGCGCAAGTAGTGGTTATTCCCCGTCGGGTGGGCTGCTGACCGGAAGTTACGGCAGTTATCAGCCGGTCACGGCCAGTGCCGGTAAAAGCTATACCGACCAGAGTCGCAACGAGTATCACATTGCCATCGGGGGCGGCGTGCAGAACGGCGGTGAGCTTGACCGCCAGCTCCGTGACAGCCTGGAAAAATACGAGCGCGAGAAACGAGCGAAGCAGCGCGCCAGCATGATGCACGACTAAGGAGAAATCACGATGATGCTTGCCCTCGGCATGTTTGTTTTTCAGTTACAGACGCTGCCGTACCAGAGCCTGCAACGGGATGTGGATTACCGCTGGCCGTCAAACAGTCGCGTCGGCCAGCGACCGGCGATGCAGTTTCTCGGCGTTAACGAGGAAAAAATCGCCCTCACCGGAAGCCTGCTGCCGGAAATCACCGGCGGGAAATTGTCACTGCTGGCACTTAACCTGATGGCGGATGAAGGGCGCGCGTGGCCGTTGCTCGATGGTAGCGGCACCATTTACGGCATGTTTGTGATTAATTCGGTGAGCGAGACCTACACCGAGTTTTTTGCCGACGGCTCGGCGCGCAAAATTGATTTTACCGTCAACCTCACGCGCGTGGATGAGTCCCTGACGGCCATGTTTGGCGATATTCAGAAGCAGGCCGACAGTCTGGTCGGGAATATGCAGAGCAACATCGGAGGGTTATTTTAATGCTGACCGGAATAACTCCCGATGTGGGGGCAACGCTGGCACCGGCGTTTATGCTGACACTCAATAATCAGGATATCACCCGCAATATCAGCGACCGGCTGATAAGCCTCAGTCTGTCGGATAACCGGGGTTTTGAAGCTGACCAGCTTGATATCGAACTCGACGACACT